CAGAATAGTAATGATGATATTCCACAGGAGAAAAAAGAGGAGTATCAGGCACTAATTGCAAGACACTTTGAGGATTCAATGAATCTCTATAATGCTCTGTTAGAAAACGGAATCGCAAAGGAATGTGCCAGATTTGTGCTTCCACTTGCAACACCAACACGTCTGTATATGACTGGTTCGTGCCGTTCTTGGATTCACTACATTAATTTGAGATCCGCACACGGTACACAGAGAGAGCATATGGATGTTGTGGAAAAGGCAAGATCTATATTTGTAGAACAGTTTCCAGCAGTATCAGAGGCACTTGAATGGGAGAAAAGTTAAACGTTAAAAATGAAAGTATGTGATAATTTTTTATCAGAGACAGACTTTAATGAAATTAGAGATTTTATTATATCTGAAAAGTTTCCTATATTTTTTCAAAAAAATGTAGTAAATACTAAAGAAGAAAACTCATACGCCCATTTTGGACATGCGTTTTTACATTTAGAACCAAATCATGATGCTTCAGAATTTAAAAGGATTATTAGTAATAAATTTTCATTAATAGAAAAGAAATTTGTTTCAAAAATACCTATAAAAACTATTCTTAGATCTAAATTGAATTGTTATCCAAAAACAGATACAATAGTTGATCATGATTTGCATAAAGATTTTCCTTTTTCTCATACTGGTTGTATCCTATCTTTAAATACCTGTAATGGGTATACAAGATTTGAAAATGATGTTAAAATAGAAAGCATTGCAAATAGAGCATTATTTTTTGATCCTAGTGAACTACATGCATCATCTTCATGTACTGATGATAAGTGTAGATGGAATATTATTATAAACTACCTATAAATAACTTTACAAATTATTGAGATTATGCCTACATATCCTGTAAAAAATAAAGAAACTGGAGAGGAAAAAGAACTCTCTATGTCAATGAAAGACTATGAGCAGTGGAGAAAAGATAATCCTGATTGGGATAAAGATTGGTCTAAAGGGTGTGCAGCAGCACAAGAAGTCGGAGATTGGCAAAATACCTTAACACGAAAACATCCAGGATGGAACGATGTATTAAGAAAAGCAAGTAAAGCACCTGGATCTAAAGTAAAAACACTCTAAACAAATGCCTAGAAAGAAGAAGACCAATGGTGATCAACCAATTGGTATCGGATTGACGACTAAGCAAATAAAAAGAAAGAAACCTATTAATACAAATTATCTTCTTGATATAGAACCAATTACAGATAATCAGAAAAGATTATTTGAATCTTATAAAGAAGGTAAGCATCTTGTTGCATATGGTACTGCTGGTACAGGAAAAACCTTTGTTACTCTTTATAATGCTTTAAAGCAAGTATTAGATGAAACAACTCCATATGAGAGAATCTATTTGGTTCGTTCTTTAGTATCTACTCGTGAGATTGGGTTTTTACCTGGTGATCACGAAGATAAGGCAGATATTTACCAGATTCCATATAAGAATATGGTAAAGTATATGTTTCAGATGCCATCTGATGCAGATTTTGAGATGCTTTATGGAAACTTAAAGGCACAAGAGAGTATTAAATTCTGGAGTACTTCGTTTATTCGTGGTACTACTTTAGATAATGCTATTGTGATTGTTGATGAGTTTCAAAACCTCAATTTTCACGAACTAGATTCTATTATTACTCGTATTGGAGAGAATAGTAAGATTATGTTCTGTGGTGATTCAAGTCAGACAGATTTAATTAAAACAAATGATCGTAATGGTATTGTAGACTTTATGAACGTCTTGCGTAAAATGCCATCCTTTGATATAATAGAGTTTGGTATAGATGACATAGTTCGTTCTGGATTGGTCAAAGAATATATCATAGCAAAACTTGAAAATGGTTTTTAATGTTTAATCATGTTGAACTAGATCTTCAACCTCTTGAAAGAGAACATATTGATGGAGTTCGTTACTATAAGATACCTGATGAGGAAGAACTTGTCAAAATGGTTTCTATTACTTCTGTAACTAGCCATTTCAATAAAGAGATCTTTGTTAAGTGGAGAAAGAAGGTAGGTAATGAAGAGGCAGATCGTATCACTAAGGCGGCTACTGGTCGTGGAACTGATATGCATACTCTTACAGAACATTATTTAAAGAATGAAGATTTACCTAAAGGATTACGTCCTATTTCTGATTTCTTATTTAAGATCTCTAAGGGTCATCTTAAGAAAATAAATAATATATACGCTCTGGAAGGACCGCTATATAGTAAAGAACTAGGTATTGCTGGAACTGTTGATTGTATTGCTGAATATGATGGCGAGTTAGCGATAATAGATTTTAAAACATCTAAGAAACCTAAACCAAGAGACTGGATTGAGCATTATTTTGTCCAGTGTATGGCATACGGTTGTATGTTGTATGAGATGAAGGGTATACCCATCAAAAAACTTGTAATCATTATGGCTTGTGAAAATGGAGAATGTGTCATCTATGAAGAAAGAGACAAAGCAAAGTACATCAAACTACTGCAACAGTACATTACAAAATTTGTTAACGATAAACTGGAACTCTATGGAACCAAGTAAAGAATTAGAGAAAGCTATAGAGAGTAAGTTTCTTACACCTCAAAAGTTTGCTATGGAAATCGAAAAGATTGTAGCAGAAGAAGATTTCAATTATATTGACGCAATATGTTATTATTGCGAAAGTAACAATATTGAGGTAGAATCAGTATCAAAGTTAATTTCAAAACCATTAAAAGAACGACTGAAATGGGATGCAACACGTCTCAATTATATGAAGAAAACCTCAAGAGCTAGACTTCCTTTATAATAATGCCATCAAAACTTGATTTATTGCATTATCGTTTACAAGCGATTTTGCGTGACTATAATATGCCTGACCTTGAATATATCGGGGAACGTAAAAGTTGGAAATCTGATGAAATTGTACATTGGTATCGCATAGGAAAGGCAGAAGTTCCTATTGATGCGATTACTGAATTTGAAACTGAAAATGAAAATGATGTTGAGGACGAAAGTGACACCGTTTGAGACTTACCGTACATACTTATCAATGAAAAGTCATTTTACTAATCCTAAATTTGACTTTTTTAAGTATGGTGGTAAATCTCGTGCAACTATGACTTCCTTTAATAAGAGGAAGGACAAATATTGGTTTGAAAAAACTTCTAGGAAATATTCTGATCAAGAGATAGTTGATTTCCTATTATCTAATTTTATTAATGCTAACAACCCACAAAACTTATGGATTGGAGAAATAATCAATTCTGGAGAAAGAACATACGCAGAATGGATGATGCGTCAACAGAGTTTGACTTACTTGTTCAAAGAACAACTCAGCGAATTACTATCGGAGAACAACTTAGACGAAGTGTTCAATTGCTCGATGGGACATCCCCTGTTACTAAAAAGGTATCTGGGTGGAGAGATTTCGCTAGAAACGCTTTCGATACTGGAAAAAGTCTTTTCTTTCAAAAAAGATTTTGATAAAAAACTTACAGATCCTGTATGGGAAACCGTAAGTTTAAAATTAAAAAAGTATTTACCTTTCCTAAATATTAATGTATTTCAGTTTAAAAAAGTACTAAGGGACATAGTAAATGAGTGAATTTTTCGATTCAGAAATCATTAGAGACGAATTAACTCAAATTAATCGTCTACAAGAGATGATCTACAATGCTGGATTTTCTTTTGATACAATGGACCGTGAAGATCAATTGGAACATATTGATAATTTAACTGAACTACTAGACAAACAAAGAGTGATGTATACTAGACTCTCTTTAACTGATGATCCTGCTGCTAAGAAAATGAAAAAGGATTTGGAAAAATCCGTTTGTGCTTTGGGATTTCCACCAGGTACAGATATATCTGTATTGTTTAATGGAATGAATAATACTATTGAGGCTCTTAAGCAACGTATTGACTAGTAAGCATTTCTCTGCTATAATCTAAACATCCAACGAATCTAATTAATCCGAGGTAATCTAAATGTCGTTTGCTAATCTTAAAAAGCAATCAAAACTTGGCTCTCTTACACAAAAACTTGTGAAAGAAGTTGAGAAAATGAATAACACAGGTGGTCAAGGTGATGACCGTCT